TCTCCTCGCTCGACAGGTGCCGCCTGAGGCACTGGCTGAGCTGCCTCGCGTAACTCGGCCAGCCGCTCTAGCACGTCGCCGTTCGCGTCAGGATCGCCTGAGAGCGCCTCACACTCCGCCTCGGTAACCTCAGCCCAGGCGGACGCTGGAAGCGCCCTCAGACGCGCCTCGTCCTCAGCAGGGCAAACGTATCCGGGTTGCCGGACACGTCGCCCGAGTCCACACGGTATCAGCACAATCAGCGGCACGGTGCTAGCCTCCTAGTTGGCCGGGTCCCAAACTTCTGCGCCCAGCGTCCCGTCCTGGCATACGTAGACGATCCCGCCGTAGTAGCCGACCTCGCCTGTCGTTCCGCCAGGAGCGAGGACCGTCGGGTCACTTGCGAGTGTCCGCAGTATCAGCCGCCCGTTGCACGTCGCCGTGTCCGCAGCGGCATCTCCGAGTGTCACGTCCGCATGGACCGCCAGGTCGCCAACGATGGCCGCGTCCTGTGTGACCGCGAGGTCAGTCTGGAACTCGGTGTCGCCGGCCACATCCGCCGTGGTGCCGACCGTGGCGTTGCCGGCGACGGTCATCGCGCCACATAGCCGCGCGACAACCCACGTCGCTGCAACCGCATGTGTCGCGGTGCAGACGTAGATGAGCGAGTCGTCGATGTTGAACACTAGCTCGCCTTCGGTGCCGGGAGAAGCGACCATGCCGGCGTCGTCCACCTGGCGCAGCGTGGCCTGGCCGATAACGGTCACCGAGTAGGTCTCGTCGAGCCCGAACACCACGTCACCATCGACCGCGAGGCCACCGATGTTGCTGATCGCGTCTATGATCTCGCCCCGCGCGCCTGGCCTCAGAGCAGCCATAGGTCATCAGCTCCTCTCTAGTTCAGCGCGGCCCAGGTCGCGGCAGCAGGATCGGTCACGGTGCACACGTACACAGTATCATCGTCGAGGTTGTAGACGATCTCGCCCTCAGTGCCCGCGCTCGCAGCCATGCCAGCGTCGTTGACCTGGCGCGGCAGTAGCGCGCCCAGGCAGGTGATCGAGTTGCTCGCGTCCGTGCCGAGGGTCGTGTCGCCGTCCACATCGAGGTCGCCAGTAATGTCGGCATCGCCGCCAACGTCCAGGTCGGCCTGCAGTGTCGTGTTGCCCGTCACCGTCAACGTGCCGCCACATTCCAGCGCGCCAACGATTGCCGCAGCTCCGGCAATGTCGGCATTGGCCCAGGTCGCCGCGACCGCGTGTGTCGCGGTGCAGAAGTACACCTTGCTGTCATCGAGGTTGTAGACAACCTCACCGAGCGTGCCCGGCGTCGCGTTCATGCCGGCATCATCGACCTGCCGAAGCAGCAGGGTCGCGTTGCAGGTGATCGTCGCGGTCTCGTCCGCTCCGAGCACCGAGTCTCCATCGACCGAGAGGCCTCCGACGCAGTGGATCGCGTCGTATCGTAGCCCTCTCGTCCCTGGCCTCATCGCAGCCATGTTGTGCCCTCCTAGCTAGTGCCGGGTGACGGCCCCGCGAACGAGACCGCCACCCGAGTCAGCGTGCTACTAGACGGCCTGGTTGATGCCGATCACCACGGGCCAGTTGTTGGCCGCGCCGACCTCGACCTGCACGAAGTCGATGCGCTCGGCAGCGTAGACGGCCTTCTCCTCGATGCCCCACGGCGCGTCAACAAGCTTGACCTGCAGCGAGCGACGCTCGCCCCAGATGAAAGCCTTCGGGTTGACGAGCAGGGTCGTGGTGAAGGTGTTCAGAGCTGCAGCGTTGATGCCCGTGAGGGCAACGTCCTCGCGGACCTGGTTGTCAACAACAACCGGGTAACCCATCAGGCGAGGCACGGTGCCCTGGAGGATCGTAGCGAGACCGCCAGCAGCAGCCATCGTCTCAACCTGCGCGAGGGACGCCATATCCTCCTCGCCAAGCGACCCGACGATCCAGGCCGCGTTCGCCTTGTAGCGACCAAGCTGCCGGCGCAGAGCGCGGTAGGCGTCCGCGTTGATGACCGCCATGTTCTGCGTCGCGCCAGCCGTGACCGCAACATACCGCAGGCCAGTCGCGAGCAGACGCCGGTGCGCCGCACCGAGCGCGCCAGGCGTGTCATTGTCGAAGTGCGCAGGCGGCCCGGTCGTATCGTCGCCGTTGATGCAGATGTCGCTGCGGCCCTCGGCCATGCCCTCGACGATGTTCTGCGTGATCTTGGAGAGGATCGGGAATACCGCATCCTCCTCGGCCTCTGTCGAGAGCCGGACCAGCGTGCCGTGCTTCTGCGCATTGAGAACGATCTGGCCGGTCGTGTAGGTCGAGGCGAGTGGCGCACTAGCAGCGCCCCACGCGGTGCCGCTGGCGATCTGCGCGATCAGGAACGTCTGCACCGCGCCAGGAACGAACGGCAGGGTGTAGATCCCCGACTGCATCGGCCACACGTCGAACAGGGAGTGCGCGCCCGGCTGGAGCCGGATCGCGTCAATCGCGAGGCTCGACAGAGAGGTGTCCATCCACTCCAGACCGCCCGTGGCGGTCGTGGTGTCGAGGTTCTTCATGCCGGCACGCTTGGCGATGTCGGTGTAGCGATGGAACGCCTTCAACTGGCGCAGCTTGGAGAGCGTCATCGCATCCATGCCCTGCTGCTCCACGGCCTCCCAGTCCACGCCACAGATGAGCGCCCCGAGCATGTGCAGGTCATCCGACGCCTTCTGGAACTCGCGGTGCAGGTCAGTCTCGGCCTTGTGCCGAGTGATGTCGCGCGCCTTGGTCGGGTACTGCCGACCGCGCTCGGTCTCCAACTCGGCCTCGCGGGCGCGCCGCTCCAGCGGAGCGGACGCCTTCTCGCTGAACTCGCGCAGCGCCTTCGCCAACTCGGTGTCAGCGGTGACGGCCTCCTCGGCAGGCGCGTCGGTCGGGATGTCGAGCGCCTGGGAATACGCCTTGACCGCATCGACAGCGGCCTTCATCTTGCTCTCGATCTCGCTCGCCGGAGTATCCTCCGTGAGTTGCAACGCGGCGAGGGCTTCAGCCCTCAGCTCGCCCTTGGTCTTCTCAGCCATGTCAGTTACCTCCGATGCCCGCCCGCGCCAGTCGCGCTAGCAGGTGGGCGTTCCCATCCGGCAGTGCCGGCACGGGCACGTAGGCCGCGAGAGCGGCCAGCAGGGCCTGTTGCGGGTCTACCGGCTCCGGCTCTTCGTCCGGTTCCTCGGCGACATCCGCCTCGTCATCGTCCTCGACTTCCTCGGGTGCGTCCGCCACAGGAGTCGCCTCGGGAGGAGTGAACTCCGCGAGTGCTTTGGCTGCGGCCCGTAGCGCGTCCACGGCGTCCGGCGGGAGTATGCCGCCCTTCTCCGCGACTCGCTCGATAGCGCCCTTCAGTCGCCCATCCAGGAGGCTGCAGATGTGCTTCGCCTCCGCTGCTGCCTCACGTTGATGCCATAGCAGTTCCTCGCCCTCGCGCCACGGCGCCCACGCGAACTTCTCATCAACCGACCACTCCGGCGCGTGCTTTCCCAGGAGCGCGTAGCACTGCATCACGTCGGCCCATGCCTTCGCTTGAGCCGCGCCCTCCAGCGCCTTGCCCTCGCCGAACCGACCAGCAATCGAGACCGCCGCCAGTGCGACCAGCGGCCAGGATAGGATCGCCTCGCCGTCCTGCGACGCCTCGTAGACTGCCAGCCCGCCGCAGTAGTCAGCGTCCCGCAGATGCGCCGCCTTCGCGGCCCGCACGACCTGCGCCCCAGGCTGAGCCCCGAGCCATACCAGCGAACCCTCGACGGCCTCGCCCGGCGGTAGCCACGTCGCGGTCGCGCGCGTCCCGTCCGGTAGCACTCGGCCTGGCCAGTGCGAGCACACCCACGAGTCCTCGCCGCACACGTCACAGGTTCGCGCCTCAGCCTCGAACCCAATGGACACGGATCGCGCGACGCCCGACTCGACACGCTGCCGCAGGCCGGCGTTGTCATCGAGCACCGGGATCGCGAACCGCGCCATCAGTTGCTTGTCTGCGCCCTCGCCTTCGGTCCGCGCCGTGACCCATGTGCCCTCGGGCACACCGTCGCGGGAGTGACCAACCAGGAGAGGCTTGCCCGGCAACGTCGCTGCGAACTGGTCGAGTAGGTCTGGCGCAAACCGCTCGTAGTCGCGGTCAATCTTCGCGTGCGCCAGCACAACCTCGCGCACCAGCCAGTCAACGTCAGTCGAGAGACCGGCGGCGTGGAGTTCGTCCGGTGATACCGTCGCGGCCTTGCACTCGCTCGCGTGTGCCCGTCTCATGGCTAGACTCCTATCATCCACAGCTTGACCGGCGTGTCGGTCGCCTGGCTCGATGAGAACGCGATGGTGGCCTCGCCACCGACGCCGAACGTCACCGAGTACGGCACGTTGGCCTCTATCAGAACCTCTTCCGGCCCTGCGCCGATCTCCAGTATCAGGTCGGCCTCCGCCTCGACTACGAGAGCGCGCACCGCCGCCAGTGCCCCGAGCGAGACCGCCTCGGACGCGGCCATCGCCGTGACCTCATACTCGGTGATGAGGAACCCGTTGCCGTTCACCGTCGCCGTGCCCTGCACGCGCGACACGTTGGCGCCGTCGTCGTCGAATAGCTGGACCGTCTGCTGCACCTTCAGTTGACTCATGCCGCACCTCCGCTACCTCGGCTTCAAGACCGGTAGCTCGTCACACTCGCAGTTGATGATCTCCGCCGCGCTGCCCATCGGGTCGCCTGGATACATCAAGCTGTCCACGCCAACAGTGAATGGCTCATCCATGCCAACAACCTGGGCATGCGCCGCCTCGTGGCTCGCCCTCGTGTTGCGGAACGCAGCCGACCACTCGCGCGCGCCGACCTCTCCACCGTCCTGCCAACGGGCATACATGCCGCCCATCATCGCGCCGTGTGTCTCTGTGCGTGCGATGGTGCGTGCGCTGCTCTGGATATAGTTCGCCATAGTCTCGTTGATGCGGTCGGTCAGCATACGCATCGTCTCGCCGTTGTGGATGCCGTCGCTCACCGAGGACCGGACCCGCTCCCATACCGTCTCCTCGATGGCCGTGGCGAACCGCTGCGCCTGTGTGTCCATGATCGCCACCGCGTGCGGCGACTCGATGAGCACCGTCGGCTTCGTGATCTCCGCCACATCCTGTACCCACTCCGGCGCACCGCCGTCGCCTGCCCATACTGGCGCGGCCTCCTTCGCAGGGAACCATGACTTCATGACCTGGGCGAGCACCTCGTCCTCGCGCACCCACGCGGCCCAAACCATCGAGCCGATCATCTCGTCACCGAGGTCGCGCAGCTTCTCATGCCACTTGACCCGCGAGTATGGCTCCTCGGTCGGCTCCAGGTCGCGCTTCCACGACTCCAGGAGCGACACGACCTGCGCCTCGGTCTCTGGTATCCACTGCTCGATGAGACCGTCTGTAGAGTCGCGGCGTGCCTTGCGGAGTTGCCTCGGCCACTTGACCTCAGACGGCCATCGGCGGATCGCCTTGCCGAGTGCGAGCGGCTCCAGATGCCTCGGCGCCTGCGCCTCACGCAGGAGCGAGATAGCCGTCGATGGACGCTCCGGACCGGAGACCGGAGACAGTCCCATAGATGACCACCACACGTCGCCCCACGGCACGGGCTCCAGCCCCAACTTCCCTCGCATCTCGTTGATCGTCATGACGCCGTTCGC